GTCGAGCCTGAGTACTATCAGCCCGTGGTACCTCTGCTCGCCATCAACGGCGCTCTGGGAATCGGCACGGGCTTCTCCACAAATATCCCGCCTCACAACCCCAGTGACGTGTTGTCGCTCCTGCGCGACCGACTGGCTCTTAAACGCGACACTCTAGCCGGCCTGGCTCTGCAGCCGTGGTGGTATGGCTTTACGGGCGCGGTAACTCGTACGACAGACACCACGTGGGTGACGAAGGGTAAGGCGACATGGGATGACGCGAAATACACTATCACTGTTACGGAGCTGCCGGTCGGCACTTGGACGAAGGACTATAAGGCCTATCTGGATACACTCTGTACGGGCGACAAGGAGAAGGGGATCAAACCCGTTCTCGAGTCATTCGATGACCTGTACAATGACACGGAGGTCAAGTTTATCCTGTATTTCGATCAGGACACGTACTTTGAGATGCGCGCAGACGCACCGGCGGCGGAGAAGATGCTCCAGCTCTCGACTACATGGCATACGACCAACATGGTCTGCTTCAGTCCGGAGATGAAGATCAAACGGTACGGCACGGTTGGTGATATGATGGAGGACTATTATCAGGTCCGACTCAAAGGCTACGAGACTCGGAAGGACCTTGAGCTGAAGCGCCTTGAGCTGGAACTCGTAGAGTACGACGCGAAGGCCAGATTCCTCCTTGCCCTTCTCGAGGACCGCATGGACCTACGGCGCAAGTCGGATGACGCCATCGTGGAGGCCCTGAAGGCCCACGACCTACCGGCACTCGATGCCATGAATAAGCCCGATTCAGTGGATTCATATGAGTATCTGCTGAAGATGCGTATGGATCGCGTGAAGGCCAGTGCGGTAGAGGATGCCAGGAAGCATGTGGAGGCAGCCAAGGTCGCCCTGGAAACTCTACGGACGACAACCACTCAGGCCCTCTGGTCAGCTGACCTGGATGTCTTTGAGAAGTCATGGGCCGCCCTCCGGGATACTCGCGAGGCTGCACGTACGGGTGTACCCTTGCGAAAGGAGAAGAAGGTTCTTAAGATGAAGAAGTCTACGGACTAGTCTTAGTTCGTGTTCACACGAACGGGCTGTCTTAGTTCGTGTTCACACGAACGGGCTGTCTTAGTTCGTGTTCACACGAAAGGGTTTAACGGCAGAGACTTCGTGCCGGCTGAACTCAAGCTTACGGATCTAGCGAGAGGTACCGGCATGTGGCTGATGTCATTCAAATAATAGTTATAATGATCCACGGCACTCATAATATGGGGTACAGACCAGTTTAAAACTTTTTCATTTAGATCTTGAACTTGTCCGACAATATCGTTAGGGAGGTTCTGTGCGTACTGGAGATACATTGTGCGCATTATAATTGTAAGTTCATCCGCGGATTGATCATCAATCACGTATTTTCTAGAACCAGATTTATCATATACGGCCTTACGGATCCCATTCTGAATTGCACGCATGTTCTCATTGCTAAAAAAGGCCTTTGACAACTCCGTTACTTCCCAGTTACCGCGTAAGGCGTCCGTGGCGAAAGAAGTCTCTGTGGTTGTCCGGTAGCTGAATCCAGGAACATCAGAATGACCACCGGCGCTGGGGGGCGCGGATAAATTCACCCGCCCATTCATTCCTCCCACCGGCAGAGGGTTCGTATTTGGTAAAACAAAGCCAGGCTGGAAGTTCATTCTGTTTATGGATAAGTTTCCCTACGGGCGAAAATCGCAATTTTACTGCATCTATTGAAAATAATTTCTAAGCCGGAGGTATAAGCAATGTCCTCAGTCAGTTCTAGAGGTTTCAAGCAGGCTGGTGGTTTCTTTGTTCCCCTCGGTGACGTAGCGTCCAGGGTACTCTCCTACTCTGGTGCCGCTGGTGCGGGTGGTTCTTATGCGGCGGGCGGATTCGCCACTGCCGCCTGGGCGCATGGCGGCTCAGCGACTTCAAAGCAGGTATCATCGATCGCCTCTGTTGGTGCGGGTGGTATCCTCCGCGACATGGGCAAGTCAGTTGTCTCTGCTGGCCGCGTGTTCCGCAAGGTGCAGCTCCTCTGCTCAACGGTGTCCACAGGCGGCGTGGGCGGCCCTGCCGGCGCGGCCACCAATGTAGACTACCTAACGGGCTACATCGAACTCGGCTCAGACTTAACACTTGGTGGCAACGGTGGCATCGCTGCGCCCGTGGCCTACTACCCCGGTCTCATGTAAATCGCTTAATATACATACCGCTACCGCTAAGTACTGAAATTAAGTACTCTTAATAGTCGGAGTCGCAAAGCGACTGCTGACTATTATGTGTCATATTTCACTACTTATGCTTCGCACTGCACACTTAGGGAGTACTTATATTAAGTACTCCACGGTATATACTACTCATTCAAGAATTACTTTAATTCTTAAATGATAAATCTTGTAATATTAGATAGTATGGCCAAATCCTTAATATTCTTCGGCGTGGATCTAGCAACGGTAAATTGGTACTTTGTAGCCTATGTACTCTTTTCTATATTCTTGCTTGCTGGAGGGCTGACAAAGCTCTTTTCAATGGGAATGGCTAGAGCCGTGATTTTTGGAATCGGTGCGCTCTTAATTCTGGTCTTCTATGGTTACCGTTGGTTCAGTGGTGCTAATGCGAATGCTATCACCAGCTGGCCTCCGACAATAAATACCTGCCCGGACTATCTGACATACATTGAAAGTCTGCCCGGCGATCAAATACATGGATGCGTAGATATGCTCGGCGTTTCTAGCAATGGAACTTTTAAGAGAGTTCTTCAGAGTGAACTGGTTGGTGATGATGCGACGCTTGCGAGTACGACTTCAGACAAGGTGTTTCCTTTTACATCAGACGATATCATCGGAGCGGATGACCCCTCAACCGTCCAGGGAATCTGCAAGCTCTGCAGGAGAAATGGCCTGACCTGGGAGGGCGTCTATGACGGAGACACCTGCATTGGAGTTGCTGCGTCAAAGGCTGCCCAATCTTCAAGTGGGAAATGCAAGTAAATGCCTAAAGGTTTAATGTCGGTTCTAAGTAATGTCTTATAGTAATCTTCATCCGAATGTTGAAAATGCACTCAGACGATGGTTAAAAAATCCTACAACTGCAGCCTTTCTCCTGGTAGGCCCACCTGGTATAGGTAAGACTACGCTTGCAAGAGAAGTTCTCAAATCTGAATCTTATAAAATTGTTGAATTAAATGCAAGTCATACACGCAGTGGACAGGCATTCAAAAAGCAGATCATTCCACTTCTCACTCAGAAGTCTGTTCTAGAGATCATGTCTCCTCAGAATGAATCAAATAAGCTGTCGGTTCTACTCGATGAGATTGATGGACTAAGTATCGGTGAGAAAGGCGGTCTCAATGAACTTCTGGACTATATGCGTTCTTGGAAGCCAGGTCAGACAACACATCCTCTTGTTCTCATCTGCAATGAGATTAAGGGTCGCTCGTATCAGCACATTGTTCGTCTGAGTACTTATATGCCAATGGAATTTCCTGGATCCACCGTTCAGAAATGGTTAGGAGATAAACTCAAGCCTGAAGTTTTCGCTACGGCAGATTTGCGAGTAATTCTCAGATCGCTAGAGGGCAGAGACTCGGTTGTTATATCTCAGATTCAGAATGAGACAATGAACCAAGTTCCAGAACTTGTATCTGACGAGAATTTGGCAGATGTAGAAGAACCAAGTACAGACATCTTAAAGTTTAGCCATTCCTGCCTTTACGAAGTTTGGGATCCACTAATCATTCCAGAAGTCGAAAACAATCTCGGAAACCTTTCTGGACTCTGTGTCCATGAAAATATTCACAAACGTCTGGACGGTATTGATTCGGCCTGGACACATTATAAGGAGTTCATCAAACTATTTGATCTGAGTGACAAGGCCGATTATTGGGCATTTTTCTATCAGAACTGGAATCTTCTCCGACCAAGTTTTCAGATGAAATTAAAAATTACAAATGCACTTCTCTCAGATTATCCGATCCTCGAAGTGCCGCCGGTGTCTAACCTCCAATTCACTCAGATTCTGACAAGGCAGTCATCACTCTACAATACCTGGAAGCAGATGATTCAATTCTCAGATGAACACGGCACATCCATTGAGGAGATTCCAGCAGTTTTGAAAATGTTTATTGAGACCAAGCAAGTGAAATTCCCTGTAGCACAGGCTAAAAAAATAGAGTCGATGAGTATTCCTAAAGATCTATGTACTTATAGCGATTAATTACCGTGCATAACAATACGCTCATTTGCATCAGCCTCCGTTAGAATTTGCTGTGCTATAATCCATTCCCGCACTGACTGACGGTGGTCTCCCTGGAGCTTGATGATCTCCTTCTCATTCTTATCCATATGAATCGATGCAGCACAATTAAACGCCTTCTTCATGGCTCTAGTAATCCGCTTCAAATCGAGGTCGTCGTCGAAACCCTCAATAAGAGTAATACTACGAGGACCAGTTTTCTGAAATCGAATATCAATCTTATTCTTCTGAACATCGACCTCAGACGTATTCTTAAAAGGATCCAGATCGAAATCCATTATTAAATGTATGTTCTACAGACATTTAATAATCTTATATCAATTTTTTATACGCGCTTTTACATTACTGTTCATTCTCGTGGAGGAGTCTCACCAAGTTTAGCGGCTCCGTACGCCCAAGACGAATCGCGCGCCCAATAATCTGCTTCTCTTCTTCCTTTCTCATAGCGTGCATTAAAACTATATGCGTCGCCGACTTCAGATCAATACCCGCACCCGCTTCCATACTATTCATAAGAAGTACCTGAATATTTCCCTGCTCAAACTGTTTTAAGATACTTGATACATGATCCTTATTTCCCCTGACTGATGCAACTCGGTAACCCTTTTCTAGTAGGATGCCCTCAATCTCTAAAAATGGATTATCATATCGGTTGAAAATAAGGAATTTACCCTTCGTCTCCGTTAAAAGTTTTAATAAGGCACCCTTCTTATTTAGTAGTGCAGGCGCTTGAGTAACCGCTGGTGCAGATTCTCTTCCCTCTAAATCAATCTGACGAAGACTTCTAAATGTCAGTCCCGCACGACAGAGTGGGCAGTGGGGATTGCGCTGCATGCAATTTATAATGCACTCTCCGCAAAAGAGTCTCGAGCAGCACATTACCAGGGTAGGTGTCCTGGGAGCTTCAAAACAGATTGCACAAATCTCATCCTTCACATGGAGAATTCGACTCTTTAATGAGGCAATCTGCTCTTTCAATGATGTAATTTTAGATTTCAGAGAAGTAATCGCTACTTCTTTCGCCTGCGGCGTCGCGTATGCAAGAGATTCCTTGAAAACAAGAGTCTTTTCGAGGCGATCCAGCTCTTTCTCGCGCGTCTCCGTCAACGCGTTAATAAGAGAGGATTGGCTAGAATTATTTACACCGAGCTTCTCCAGGGCGCCTTGAACGTCTCCTGCATGAAGCAACTCCTGAATCTCAGCATTGACAAACTGTGAAATAATACGATGCTGTATGGGGGCTTTACACAAAATCCGTGTCTCTACAATCGGCGGTGACCTCCAACTCTGTTGCATGAAGGATTCACTCGTTCGCAGAATTAGATGCCCGCGACTAGGGTGCTTCGATAAGAAATGTGAAAAAAACGGCGCGCTCTTAATATCATAACGAGAATAATAGTTATTTCCATTCGTAACTTGATCCTGCTGCAACATGCTCACTAATTCAGTATTTAGCCCACTTGCTATACGTCTGCTCAGATACATTTCAGACATAAACATATATAGCCCTTGAAATATGAAATTCGGCCAAGTCGCTGTTATTAACCAATAGAAGTTCGCCTGAGGCATAGGTACAGTAGATGTAAAATGAATACTATCCACCTCATCAAAAATAATACGCGACCACTGTAATGAATTACGTTCTTGTACAGACATAAACTGCTTTATAATTGTATTCGACATCAAGGTTATATCACGCTCCTTAACATTCTTCAAGAAATCTGGCTTCTCAAATGCCTTCAGAGTCTTAACTTCCAAGAAACTGAGTGTGGTCTGCTGCTGAATTGCGTGCTTCCACTGGTGATACAGAGTGTGAGGAACTATAATCAGATTATTACCAGAACATTCATTTACGTGAATTGGCTTCTTGCTCCAAAAGGTAGTTCTTGAATTCTCGTGGATTCTACAGAAAGTATTTCGCGGCTCATTTGCCTTAATTGCCGATAAATATCCAAGAAGCATGAGAGTCTTGCCAGATCCAACCTTATCTCCTAGAATAGAAAACTGACTGTAATGTGTTTCATTATTTATAGTAAATCCATCCTTGGATGTTACCTCCTTCTTCTCCATCGCATGGATCATTGCCAGCTGATGTGGTCTGAGAGGGACATTTATATGAGGCGGCTGAAGTGCCATCTCTGACGCTTCAGTAGTCCCATTTATTATTGGTTGTTCATATATATCAAGCATTCTGTTAACCGAATCGTCTCTAGACATCGACCACAATAATCTAATTAGGCTGACCGGTTAAATGTTTAGACCGTTCTTTAGCTTTCGAGATTGCATCTAGCCAGATTTCCGAAGAGTTCCATTCACTATTTTCTTCTGTATTACAAATAAGTGTATCATTTGAATCACACGGTCTAGTTGAACTCACAACATACACCAGATTTTCTTTATTATATTTTTCTAGAAATGCTGCCCTGAAAAAATAAAGATCAGAAGGGTCTCCTCTATAAAGCACAATAATTGGTTCTGCCGATGATAATATAGTTCTAAACCGTTCAATTCTTCGCCTGTATTTTTCTAATACTATATTCTGGCAATTTTCCCAAGAATCTATAATTATAGCTTCAGAAACAGTTCCCTCGCCAAGATCAGACTTATCTACTATTTTTTTAGTTGTAGGATAATCATGAGGAAATTCAAACCCATATTCATCAATTAATCGGGACCCTTTACTATTTATTTTTAAATTCTGATGAAACATCTTAAAGTCATCCATTATACAATTATAAATCATGGCTGGATTTGAAGAAATCCAATCAAAAGGTAGCGCATAATCTCTTAATCCTATATTTTTTAAAACTGCGGCGGGTGAACAATCCGATCCAAGAGAAAGATAACGCATTCTATATATTCATAAAAAAATCTCTAAGTTCCCCATCCTTAATAAAATCGTGGAGCTTCATTCCAGTCTTTTTAATCAGCGGATTCTCCTTATTACGCAGCTGTGTCTTATCAAACGTATTATCTGAATGGCTCATCACAAGCATAACCTTCATAGGATCCAGTTGAACCAAGGGATTCTTATACTCCTCCAAGAACGATTTCTCCTCTGCAAATGCTACAGTCTCATCATAGCGACGACTCATCGCATATCGCTTTCTCCAGGCCATTGTCCCGTTTGTCGCATGATTTGGAAAATAGGGGCCGACTGTATAGATTTCCTTTGTATCCGTGAAAAACATGAAAATCTTGCTGGATCCAGCGAGATCTATCGCAGGGCTTTTCTGTAGTGCAGTAACTGCAGCAGAAATGCGTTCTGGAAAATAGAAATCGTCATCATCCATCGCCACTATGATCTCCCCCTGGGCTTCCTGGTTCAACCTGTTGCGTTTTTCACCAAGAGTCATCTTCTCCTCGCTGAAAATATAACGAGTCGCGGGCAGAGATGGCCGCGCCGCGTCAATAAGATCACCGATCGGCTCTTGGCCGTCATCATAAATGACCCATTCAATCCGATCCTTGGGATAGGTCTGCTGCTGAACCATCTTAATCAAAGAAGGAATGAAACGTCGGCGATTATAGGTCGGCGTTACAATACTTACGAGAGGTAGCATATCTATATGATATACATTCGGCGGGTTTAGACTTGTGGTTTTACTGCAGTAGCAGCGCTTAGAGCTAGAGCCGGCGGTAATATGCCTGTAAATCCACTAAGACCACCCTTATATAATTTAACGACTTCCTCACGTGCAGCCTTGCTTTCAGCATCTTCATTATAACAAAACAGTCCTAAAAACAGCTCTTCTACTCTGCCATTCGGCACATATACCCAGATCGGCAGAGGCGCATAATCAGGAACCGGCTTGTGCAGCCAATAAATCTCATAGAGTGACTTCGGTATCACTATAAAAAAGAATATAGCACCATACAAAAAACTGAAAAGCCTTACCGGTATGCTATAGCCAATTGCCTTATTCGCCTCAATCTTTCCACCGTAGAGAGCGAGTGCAATAATTGCTAGAATCATGAAGGTTGATAAGGTGTTTTTAGCTATCTTAGATATTACAGACTGAGGAGAACTGAACTTGCTTCGCGCAGCTAGATCTAGTGCGGCCTTTCGATCGGCTGCGGCCTTCTCAGAATCAGCGGCAGTCTCAGCATCTGCTGCCGACTTTCTCTCAGCGGCAGCCTTGTCCTGAGCAGCCTGTGCTGCCAACTGTCTCGCATGATTGTCCGCCTCAGGATCTTTCAAATACGAATCCAATTGATACTGAGCCTTATTATATGCCAGGGCCAGTGTATTTCCCATCTACTACTACTAAAATTCCATATGATTTAATTCTATCGCGTTAAACTAGTATGGACTATTCCATTGTAGTGCCGTCGTATAAAAGACCCGAAGGCTGTCGCGATAAAACGCTGGCCGTACTGCATCATTACAGGATTCCTAAGGAGAAGATCTTCGTAATAGTTGCAGACAAGGACCAGCAGGCGGCATATGAGGCAGTCTTAGATCCTAAGACATACGGGAAGATCTTGGTCGGTGTCCCTGGTCTCCCCGAAGTGCGTAATTGGATCTTCGACCATTTCCCAAAGGGAGCGCCCATTGTTTCATGCGATGATGACATATCTGGATTTATTGAGTACGATGCTTCTGTAAAAAGACATGAACGACCACTCCGGAGTCTCAAAGAAATCATCAAACGGGGATTCTCAGAATGCAAGAAAGCTGACTGCAGATTCTGGGGAGTCTATCCGAGCGCCAACGGGTTTTTCATGAAGCCGACTGTCAGCACAGATCTCAAATTCTGTGTAGGACCATTCTGGGGCTGCTTCAATCCTAAGAGTGAAGTCAAAATAGACATCGGTCAAGGCGAGAAGGAGGACTATCAGCGCACAATACAGTTCTTTCAGAAGGATGGTGCGGTAGTTCGTCTGAATTTTGTCGCACCCAAGACTGCCGTTTATAAGACTCCTGGTGGGCTACAGTTCGGTAATCGTTTTAAGCGTGAGCATCAGACAATAAAGCGGATGATGAAAAGATACCCTGGTTGGATTAAACTGAATCCTACCAGAAAATCTAAGATGCCTGAAATTAGGCTGATGGATCCCACTAAGGCCAAAAATGTCACTAAGAAGAAACGACAAGCAGACTAAGTAGCATACTTCATTCCACCCATACCCCCTTCTACAACAAAGAAGTTCAAGCTCTCCACATAGATTGAGTGATTAATCAAATATTTAGAGTTCGGCTTTAAAGGCCAGATATCAACATCGACTTGAAACTTCTTCACACGACTCGTATTGAGAGAACCACTCGGCTTCGTCCAATTCGATGTATCAAGAGCAAAGCTGTAAATACCCAACCCTGATGGAAATACGCCCGTGGCGTATCTCCAAGAGGAGAGCTTGTTGAAATAATGGAATGGCTTAGCCTCCTGAATTTCATTGCCATCGCACAGGACGCGCATCTGTCGTATAATATCCTGTTGTGTTCCAACGCCGTTCAGACCCGATGATCCAAGCTGTGAGGGTATTGCGCTGGCGGTTGGAACAAAGGGTGCCATCGGATATAGCCACCAATTCGTATAATTTGTCCACTGATTCAAGTACTGTGTCATATCACTACGTCTGGGTATAATGATGAAACGCGGAACCGGATTATGTGTATAAAGCTCAAACCCCTATCTCGAGCTTATTCCAGGGAAAGGATATTGAGTGACCTGTCTTACAATGTAGTTCAGCGGCTTTGTAGCAAATGTCTTGCGCTCATCATCCGTTAAAAAGACATAGGTAGCCTGTAGCCTCGGATTCAGTGGCCAGGTATTCAACGTCGGCACTGCGTATCCAGCATCCGTTAAATACTGACGAATATACATTCCATCTTCCGTGTTCGTAGTATAGGATATATTACCAGACTCTATGTCTGCGATAGTAGACGCCACTGTAACTTCAGGTCTAGTACGAAACCCAGCAGGATCAAGAATGGTATAGAGATCTTGGATTGGCCTCAGTGTAAGTTGCACAATACATTCATGATACTGGAGTGCTATTAGTGGCAGAGCTAGGCTTGGATTCTTTGTAAACCAGAATGACAGTGGTACCGTAATATCGCGGCCAGGGATCGAAGGAAAGTTGTTCTGTGGACCAGATACAGTCGGATCCGGATAGACATTCGGATAAAGGCCGCTCGTACGTTTCGTACCGGTACCGACAATTCCAGAATATGACCCGTTTGCCGGATCATATATTTCCGGAACATCTCCAATAAGAGCCTGCCACTTATTAAATTCCGTCTCATCCTGATCAGTTGATGCCGTAGCGATGATATAGTCGCTGTCAAACTGCTGAACTAAGGTCCCGCCTACAAAGAATGATGCATCTTGAATAATCTGAGCGCCGATATATCGGACCCACTTGAATTCAAACTGGGAACGACCTGGAATGTTCGTGTATTTGCTGTAAATATCAGGGAGTGTAAAAGTAAAATAGAGGTCCGTGAGCAAATCACCGACACGCTGAATTTTAGCCTTCAGTTGTATTGGCTGATTGAAAAAGAGTTCCTGCGGACCCTCTAATGGGATTGTTACTGATTCAAACGCGAAATGACTGTATTTCTTCAAGACTGAATAGAAATACGTAAAATCCGGATTTCCACTGAGGATAACATTCTGGGAGCCGTAGGCAACTAAAATGTATAATCCGCCACCTGCCATGACAACTCTTCTTGCTAGTGTGAAACAAGATGAGATATCATTTAAACCGCCGGGCTTTTTCCTCTAAGAAGGAACCGTTCCGTTTGTCGTCCACCAAGTATCTGCTAGATACGGGGCCATTGACAACTGATTAGCCGCTGTCAGAACAGGAGATGGCCCGTCATTCATTAATGACTGGATCTCACTGTATGTCAGAGCATAGCTGAAGTAGAATACACGACTTGCCATACCGTTTGCACTGCCATCGAATGTCAGCGCCGTTAGACCATCCGCCGCGAAATCGGGATCCGTCATCAGCGACGCAACATTGGCCTTCTGAATAGTTGTCTTTCTGTTGCTGAATAGATAGACGTTCCCGTAGTTCTGGTATGGCGGTGTGGAGTTAGACAACTTGATCTTCTTCTTCAGACTTCCATTCAGATAAATATAGATCGTGCTGCCCTTGCATGACACCACGAGATGGAACCACTTATCAACCGGAATATTGTCAATATCCGTCCAGTTGTCCCACGTGTCATAAGAATTCATATATACGCGCAGCGTGTTCTTGTGACCCCAGCAGAAGACGCCTGGGCCGAACAGCGGATACATCTGACTGTATCCCTTGTGCATGATGTGATACAGGTTGGCATGACCATTAGCAAACGTTGCACTATTGACATTAATAAACATCGAGTAACTGAATTCTATGCCGGAACGCTGATTATCCGAAAAGAACACCGTCTTGGCCTTAGGATTGTTTGGATTCTGCACAGCCGTGAACATCTTTGCACCGGACGTGTAGGTGT